CAGCGTCTCTATCTCGCTTTCGTAAGGCAAGCCGACATGCACCTTGCTCGCCGCCCGCGGCAGCGTCACTTGCCCGCTCGACACCGTCAGGCCGGTAACCACGCTGCCATCGGCCAGCGCCGTGACCGTCTCCCCATCAAGGTGGGTCAGCCCGGTGATCGTCGTCGTCGCTGACCCTGAGTAGGTGATGCCACAATCCACAAAGAAAGCGTCTTTAACATCGGTGAACTGGCGCGTGTGCATGCGCTCGATGTAGCGCTTGGTGGAGCCATCAATCGTGCGCTTCACGATCATGTAGAGCGAATCCTCGTTGCCCTCCTCGATCACGCACAGGCTCTCGACCTCGCCGCCCACGTCGTGACGTGACCACGCCCAGACCTGATGCTCGCGCTTGTAGGTCAGCGACAGAAGCGTCCCGTCGTCCAGCGCGCACCACACCAGGTAATTGGGTGTCTTCTGGTAGGCCCAATGCTCGATCGTGCGCCCCTCGAAGTAGTGGTAGGCGAAGATCGTCAGGTCGTTGCCGGTGTATCCGTCCTGCTCAAAGGCATAGCGCAGATCCCGCACCCCGTTCTTCGTCCGATCGACGAACAGCGCCGTATCCTCGGCAACGATCGGCTTCACGTCGCCCGCGCCGCTGTACCCGTACTGGGTCTGCGCGATGTTCGTCGCCGGGAACCCACCCTGCGGGCCGACAATGGACCATTCACCCGTTTCAGCGAAGACCAGCAGCTCGCGCAACTGGATCAGCCACTTGACCCGGTTCAAGCTCCCACCCGTAATATCGAACTCGATCCGATCGCTGTCGCGTAGGATCTTCGACTTGGAGAAGTTCTCGTAGGCGCCGACCTGGCTGGCCCACACAGTTTCCGGCAAGTCTGTGGTCGCCGCGAGGATCAGGCGCTGTTGGAACAGTGTCACCGCAGACGGATACTCGCCGGCGCCAGTGAAGATGCCCGCCGCCTCGTAGGGTGCGGTCGTGAGATCAGGCGAGATATTGTCGTCGCGGAAATCAGCGGTCTCGGTGTAGCCGATGTAGCCGAACGCCCCCCCGCGCTTGCGGTAAACATGATATCGATCTGCCCCGGCAACGGCGTCCCAGGACAGGTCGTTGTAACGCCCGTCCAGCGAAAGGTCGGGGCCGAGTGCGATGGTGATCTCCGTAGACGCAAAGCTTTCCACGCCGTCGATGACGGTCGAAACGACGTAACTGTGGCCTTCCCCGTCGTTGTTTGATGGCGTGATGGTCAGGCTCGTCGTCGGGGCCGAGTGCGTCGGGTCGAGGCCGAGATTGGCAAAGGTTAAAGAGGTCGCGCTGGCCCGTGTCATCTTGCGGGGGAAATACCCCGGATGCGCAAAGTACATCACGTCCACCGATTGCACGAAATCCAGATCCGGCACGTCAGCCGCGGCGAAGGGGGTCGTCGGGTTGTAGTCGCCGCCCCCGCTTTGCACGAACGCTCCGCTGTCGATCACCTTCATCTCGCTGTCGCCCATGACCAGCACCTGGTTGTCGCCAGCACCGCGCACAAACGGGATCAGCCGGTGGACCTTGGTGTGATCCATGACCTCGCCGATGAACTCGGTGCCAGATCTGTTGGACACGCCACCATGTGCGTGGATGAACGCATTTTCCCCCACCTTGAGAGCGAGGTCGTATTTCTCGAGATCCATGCGCCCGTGCAGGCCGGGGCCGAGAACTCCTGCCGAGAAAGCGGGTTGCCACTTGGCGCTAGGCATCAGGAGATCCCCCTCTCCCGCATCCAATCGGGCAGAAGCTGCGCCTCGCGCGTCTCTCTCAAACTCTCGTCGTGGACGATGGCGCGCTCGATCAGGCTCTCTGCCGCCTCGGCTGCGCTCTGGGCCAACCTGCCATTCTCCGTTAGCGCCATCGCGCAGGAGGCAGCGATCGCCGCGGACAGCGCCTCGCGGAAATGCTGGCTGTACTTGGTTGGGTCATCGAGGAACGTGGTGTAGCCTGCGCTGGCCTCCGCCACGTCGGAATAAATCACGTCGCCGATGATGCGCCGGCGGGTGTCGGGGTCACGCTCCTGGTCCATCAGGGCATGCGCGTCGGAGGCCTTGTTCACCCACGACAGGCGCATCGCCTCGGCGGGCTTCTGGTAGGCGTAGTCCCAGACATCGGAGAGAGTGTTTGTGACCTCGGCCAGCACGTCCTGCTCTTGAGCAAACGTCCAGTCATGCAGTTCGAGCATCGCGCGGAGCGTGTCCTCGTAGTGCAAGGTGCATTGCTCTGCGGCGGGCGTGGCCTCGTCCAGAGAATTGATGCGCCCGACGCCGAGATATCGGCTCAAGCCACGGTTGCAGATCTGGACCTTGCTGATCGCCATGCTCGCCTCTTACGCTGTAGTGGAGCGCCCCCGAAGGGACGCCCCGTTGTCATTCGGCCTTTGCTTCGACCTTGGCCTTGGCGGGCTTGGCCTTCACCATCCAGCGCCCTGAAAAGAGCTTGCTGTCGATGGTGATCTCCTCGCCTTCCCTCACCCAAACGCCGTTGGGCAACTGCCCCCGGCGCTTGGCGATGGCCTTCACGTCAGCCATTCGTCTGCAGGCCCGTGGCGATCGACGCGGTGATGGTGCCCGCCGTGGCGTTGGATCCGCCCACGGTGTACTTCAGGCGCATGTACCGCTCGTTGATCGTGTGTGGCAGGACCGAGAGCGAGGCGATGTAGCCTGCCACCAGTTCCGCCGCCGGGATCGCCGCCGTCGATGCCACCGTGCGAGCCGAAGAGAACGACGTGTTGTCGTCCACCTCGATCGAGACGGTCAGCGAGGTGAGGGTGGCAAAAGCCGCCGTCACCTGCACCAGCAGGGGGATGTCGTTGGCCCCGCCGATGTTGCGGACCAGGGCGGCAGGCGCACCGGGAACGGTGGCCGGCGAGCCGAGATCCATGTAGTTGGTGGAGGCCGCGGTCGCGGTGACTGCCTGATCCTCCGAGAAGAGAGTGTTTTCGTCGAGAAGCATCTGTTTTCTCCTTCAGATCAGGATCACGCGAACGAGATCGCGGCTTCGGTTTCGGTGATGGCATCGATGCGCTTGATCGGGTACTCGCCCCACATCGTCATGCGCTTGCCGGCGACCTCTTCCACCCGCAATTCGACGTTCGACTTGTTGAGCGCCTGCTTGCGGAGGAACTTGGCAATGGTGCGACCCACGTAAATGACGGTGCGGCCAGAGACCAGGTCGCCATCCATGTTGACCGACATCGTCGAGGAGGTGTCGAGCAGCTCTTCCGCGTCGATCATCAGATCGAGCAGATCGGCGCCCGTTGCCGCATCGGCGGTCAGGTCCGACACGTCGATGTTGCAGACGCGCGAGATGCAGCGCCAGTCGCCCAGAGTCATGCCGATGTCCCACTTCATGTGGTCGCGGTAGATTTCCATCAGCCTGTTGGTTGCCATCTCCTTGGTCGTGTGACCGAGATCCTTGTGCTGGAAGCCAGCCGTGGACCCCTTGGGGTAGATGAGATTGCAGCCCTTGCCGCCCCAGGTCACGAACCAGATCGAGGTGTTGTCCGAACCAGAGCCGCCCGCGTTGACCATTTGCCGGCCAGAGGCCACCGCGGGATCAGAGAAGCGGGGTGCGAGACCCATGAAGCCTTCCGGCGTCGTCGCAGTGTCGCCGTAGATCATGTTGTTTGCGACAAAGTTGTTGAAGCCCTGCATCTTTGCAACGACCTCACTTGCCCGGAACGCAGCAGCGTTGCCCGACATGTCGGCCAGAGACTTGTCCACCTCGCAATAGTCTTCGATCATACCGCAGGTGTCGATCACCGGGGTGGTCTCAGACTTGCTGGGCTGGACGCCCTGGTTGTAGCGCCGGAACGCAGGCTCAGGAATGCCGGTGCGGATTACGTGCTGGTGGCGCGAGCCATCGTTGCACTCGATGTAGTTCGCATCGGCGATGATGCCGTTGGCTTCTGCCGCGGCCTCGATGATAGTGGAAATATTGCCGTCCGGGTCCGTGCGGGAAAGCACGTCCGCGAGCGACGGGTTCAGAGTCGAAAGTTCAGCCATCGGTTGTTACTCCTTCGATCAGCCGGTGGTGCCGTAGAGAGATTCGGTGAAGCTCTTCCGCGCCCCGGAGCCACCGGCTCCAAGCACGGGCGCCTGCTGCAGGCCCTTGTGGGCGCGCACCAAAAGACGCAGGAAGTCCGGGTGGTTCCCGATGCCGGCAAGGTCAAGCTGCTGGCGCAGGTCATCTGTGCCGAGCTTGTTGATGACCTCGATCGCCTTGGCGACGTTCTGGTCGAACTTGTCGCCGCCGATCTCCTTGTCGGCCTTCGCCTGTTCCAGCCAGCCCTCGACACGCTCATTGTGCTGCTGGATCATCTGCTGACCCTGCTGCAACACAGCCTCGCCTTGTCGTTGAGCCGCCCACTTCAACGCATCAGCCGCCGTGGCGCCGGGGTGCTCTTTCACCCATGCCGTGGCGTCCGCGCTGAACGTGGCGAAGTCTTCCTTGAACTGCTCCAACTCCTTGGGCGGTTCGATGGTGATCTCCTCCGTCGCCTGCTCGGTGCTTTCCTCCTTCGCAGTCTCGGTGGATTTCTCGCCTTCAGGCGTCGTGCCCTCAGACGTTGCCCCAGCCTCGGGCTTCGCGCCCTCCGCCGGTGCCTCGGTCGGCTTGGATGCGGCCTCTACCGCCTCCGGTGCCGGTGTTGCTTCGACAGCTTCCGCAGCCCCTGGGGCCGCTGCCTGCTCAGTCATGGCTGTCTCCTTGTATCTGACCCTCGGCGACGGCCATGAGCCGGTCGTGACGGGCGCTCGCCTCGTCCATCATTTCGCCAAGGATGTGGTTGCCATTCGGGAATATCTGACCCTTCAGGATCTTCAGCCCGACAGACCGCTCGCCCTCAAGAAAGGCGCTTGCGGCGTTGCCGGTGTAGGTCGTCGAGAAAACGTGACACTCGTCGAGGATCGACCACGCGATCAGCCGCCCCTGATCCGTTTGCAAAAGCGCGGCCCACGCATTCTGCACCTCGCGGGCATACAGTTCCTCAAACCGCTCGCCCACAGCGTCAGCGTGGTCGCGGTCATCGCCGAGCCAGTCAATGTCCGGTGGGAGCTTCAGGTCCAGCATCAGCCCATCCCCCGCTGCTGCTCAAGCGCCCGCGCACCGCGCTCGTTGGCCTCGGACAAGAGCTTGGCCGTGCCCGCCCCGCTCTCAAGCATGGACATCGCCTGCGCCTGCTGCTCTTGCTGCGCGCGCTGCTCGCGGATTGCGGCCACCTGATCGGCGTCACGAACCGACTTGACCGGCGGGCCGACCTGATCGGCGAACTCGCGAACCATCACGTCAGAATCGATGAGGTCCAGCGCTTCCGGCTTGATCTGCGCAAGCGACCCAACAAAGCCCACGGTGCGCTCGATCGAGGCAGTGCCCACCATCTTCTGAGCCTGCGCCAGCAGAGAGACGTATTCGACTTTGAGCGCGGCGTTCTCAAGCTCCTCTGGTGCGGGCGGCAGAAGTTGCGACTGCTGCATGTAATTGAACGTGGCCTCGATGATCGGCTGCAACAGGCCGTGATCCAGCGCCTCAAGCACCGGACCCAGGACGATCAGCTTCTCCTCATGCCGCTCTGCCACCTCGCGCGCCGTGATCTGGCGGCGATCAGACTGGACGGTCAGCATGAACAGGTCTTCAAAAAACGCCTCCGAGATCCGGCGGCGCGTCTCATTGATGTCGAACATCAGTGCGTTCACGTCGGGGCTGGCCTGGTAAGCCGGGCGCAGGCCACCCTTTTGCAGATCCTGGCTGTCCACCGTGGTGATGCCGCCGGGGATATTCTTGAACTTGCGAGCGAACCCGGCCGGCGCGATCATCGGCGGGCGCGTCATCATCTGGATCGCCATCGCCTTCTCGCGCTGCTGCAATTGCAACTGGCGGCAGTCGCCAAGCGCCATCATGCCAGGGCTGCTGACCGAGTAGGTCTCACCCATGACACTCTCCCAACGGGGGGCGAGGATCGGGTTGAATGCGAACCCGCCTTCCTGCAACAGCTTGCTCGTTTCGGTGCGCTCCCAATAATGGGACGCCCAAGGCATATCGGTGTTGAACGGGGACATGGGATCGCGCTCGAGGCGCGGATCGATCGCATGCGTGATGTCCACCCACTCGTGTAGATGGTTCCGTTTGTAAAGGTTCTGGGTGGAGGAACTGCAATTCTCGATGCCGAACTGCTGGACTAGTTGTGCGACCGTCCGCTTGCAGTCGTACTGCACCGAGGTCACGACGCCGTTCTCATCCTCGGCGATGCGGTAGCTGCCCATCGGAAAGGCGTGGCTGTGAATCAGGGTGTCGAAATCAGAGACCAGCAGGCCGCAGAACGTGCCGAACAGACCCACGTCGGAATAGCAGGCGTCGAGGGTGCGGTAGATGTTCGATCCCCGCATCACGGTATACATGCGCTTTTGCGCCACCTCGAGGTACTGCTTGACCGCCGGGCGGTCGGCCAGTTCGTCGTCATACAAGCCGAGACGGAACCAGGGCCGGGACGGCGAGGTCATACCGGACATCAGGCCAGCGCGCAGGGTGCGCAACGCCTTCTGGCCAGCGCTGTCGATGATCATCTTGTTGATCGACGAGCCGCGCCGATCCTCGCGCAGATGGAAGCGCCCGCGGGTCGGGATGATGTGGTCGCGCAGTTCCTTGAAATGCGGTTCCCAGTACCGGAACTCGGTGTCCATCGCCGCTCGGCGCCGCTTCAGATCGCGGATCGTGTCTGCCTGGTCGGCCATCAGGCCCCCAGCACGGTGCGCTTGGGCGCGACTGAGGTGGCATCCATGCCGCCACCCGCGCCAGACATGCCCGAAGACGACCCACTCGCCCTGGAGAGGATGGTGCCACGGCGACCAGTGTTGCGCGCGCCCGACTGCCCCTCTGCGTAGGCTGGCTCTCTGGACTGCTGGTACTGGACCGGATTAGACATCTTTGGCGAAAAACACATGTACCACCTCGTAGATTGCTCGCAGGCAATTTACGGGATGCGGGCCTGTTCCATTATGGTGGGTTGCGCTGTTACAACTCGTAACAGCGGAAAGGTCATCCCCCCTGAGCGCCGGTGATCTCAGCCAGCCTGCCAATCGCCCACAAGGCAGCGTTCAGATCCTGCACTGTCTCGCTGAGAGAGGCCGCGACGAGGACCAGGTCGAGCGGCATGCTGTACTCCTCGATCAAGCGCAGGCTGTCGAGCGCCCAATCAAGATCG